GGTAGACGGTCGCCGCCGTGGTCGGCGTGCCGCTGTAGGGGTGCTCAAGCGTCAGCGTGGTCGTGCCGCCACCGCTGGCGATGCGGCCGATCTGGAGCCCGGACGACGTGCCGAACGCGACAACCTGCCCGTTGGCCGTGTTGGTGCCGGACACCTCGAGGATGCCAGATCCCGGGGTGTGGCCCGCAGCGGCAACCGTGGGAGCCGTGCCCGTCGTGGCGGGTGCCACCGCACCAAAGAGCGACTGTAGCAGATAGCCCTGCTCCATCTTCGCTTCCCAGTCGCTCACGGCGCCGCCGCTGTTGCTGTTGACGCCACGGAACTCGAGGTTCAGCGTGATGTCGCCGGTGTCCTGCACGCCGCGCACATGCGGGTAACGCCGGCCCGACAGGGACCGCAGCATCCGAGGGATCGGGGTGCGGTTGCGGGGCAGGAACGATGCACCGTCGTCGGTGGGGCGCAGCACGCTGAGAGACGGCGTGCCGGTGAACGTGTACGCGTCGGAGTGGAGGCCGTAGCGCAGCGTGGAAAGGCGGGCAACGTCGGTCATGGGTGCACCTCAGAGAATCGTGAAGCCGGAGAGGGTGGAGATCGTGCCGCCGTTCCCGGCGCCAGTGCCAGACACAAGAACTTGAAGCGTGTTCGTCCCGATCGTCGTGAACTTGTGCGCAAGCGCAAGGCACACGGATGTAGCCTCGCCAGTTGCGTCGAGTTCGCCGGCCACAGCGATCGACGGGCCGGCCTGCACAAGAGCGCCGCCGCCGTCGACGAGACGAAGGGACGCCGTCACGGCGTACGCATCGCCGCCGGTGCCAGACAGCGCAGCCGACAGCGCAACGGAGACGGCGCAGCCATTTGCGCCGACGGCAACAGACGCGGAGGACTTTGCCGACGGCGTGCCGGAGATCGACGACACCGACAGCGTGAGCGCGCCGATCGTGACACTCCCTGCGCCCTCGATGGCCGCAATCCGGGCAGAGACGGTGCTCTCCGACCCCTGCGGATTGGTGCCGAGCGTGGCCTGGATGGCCTCGATCGCGTCGTTGGCGTTGGCGTGCTGCGACGCATGTGACGGCGACGTGAGCCGGTCCGTGCTCGCCGGGTTGGTCAGGGTGTCAAGGGCGCCGGGGTAGTTGGTAGCCATCACACACCGCCAAACGAGTAGGAAGGATCGTCGTAGGTCTGGACATCATCATACGCCAGCACCGACGAGTAGCGGACCTCAAGGGTCATGCGCAGGCGACGCGCGCCGGGGACTTGTTCGACAGTGTAGGGAGCGACCTCGAGGCCGGCAGGGGTCACGGCGACGATCCCGCTACCCTGCGCACGTTGCCAGTTGCCCCCGTGGGCGAAGGCGCGCGCCAGAAGGGCTGCGTCCTCGGGGATGGCCTCGTCGATGTGCGACGTATTGCCGACGTCGTCGACATACTCCACGACCACTTCCCACATGACGCGGTGCCGCGTCTGCTGGGTCTGGTAGGGGCCCTCGGCTGCACCGCTGACAACGCGCCCCCACCATCGGCGGGACTGCGTCCCCACGGCGTCGTCGTGGCCCTGTGGGTCGTGGCGGAACTTGGCAACGAGCCCGCGCCCGACCGTGGTCGGAGTGAGCCCCGACGGGATGGAGACGAGGACGCGGCGAACGTCGCCCCAGCTCATCGGGTGAGCCCCATATAGCGCGGGCCCTGGCTGCCGGGCGTCGGCAGGTCAGGGGTCACGTCGTCCTGTGAGCGGGTGATCAAGTCGATGCGGTCCCACGTCGTCTGCTTGATCTGCTCGTAGGACGCAGCCAGACGGTCCACAAACTCCGACGGCGCCGCTGGCCACTGGCGGGCAAGGTGAAGCACCGTCGCCGTGGCGTGCATCGGAACAAGGACGTCATCGGTCAGGATGTCCTCGTCAAGCACGCCGCGCGCCGACAGCGCCGGCACCATCACCATGCGCCAGGAGGCTTGGATCGCCTCCTCAAGCGTGAGGTCAGTCGAGGACGCGATCTGCCGGATCACAGGGTAGGACTGGGTGAGTTCCGTCGTCGTCAGCGCGATCGACGTGATGCGCCGCACGACACGGAACGGCTCATCCCACTCCCTGACGGTGCCGTCGACGGTGGCCCGAAAGAGCACATAGCCCGCGCCGGGGTCGGCTGTCTGCGCCGCCGTGAGGGCAACGGTGACGGCGATGCCGCGCACCGTCGAGCCGTTGGCGACGGCGTAGGGCAGCGGCTCCTGCAGGTACATCGTCGACGACGATCCGGAGTTGGTCGCCGTGACGACGACGGTCTTTCCGTGGTTGGCGTCGGTGATCAGGTAGCGCCGGCCCGCAACGAGGGTCACCGCACCCGCAAGTGTGACGCTGTCTGCACCTTCCGACTGTGCCCCCTGGACCGTCGTCGAGAGGCTGTCGACCGTCGCCGCAACGTAGGCCGTCGACGCATCGGCAGCCTGCGGGGGCACACGCCGCGCCGTGGCGCTCGATGGCACGCCAGTGGCAATGATCCCGTCCACGGCGAGGCGCGGGTAGGACAGGATCGAGGCGGTGGAGTCGACCAGCACGCGCTGCATAGGCTGCACTCTAATGCAGTTGACGCGCGGGCGCCAGCCCTGCGGGGCCGAAAGAAAACCCCGACATCCGCACCATGCGAATGCCGGGGGCCCTTTTGTGCTTGCTGGTGACGGTCTATCCCCAGAGGCGCGACTTGGCAAGAAGCCGGTTCAGCTCGTCTTGCTGGGCAGGCGACAGCCCCATGAACGGCCGCGCCCGCATGTGCGGGGTGCCATGGTGAATCCAGTATCCGAGGACGTTGTGGGGCGGTCCCTGCTTGCCCGTGCGCTTGGCGCGCCCGTCGGAGGGGGTCACCTGGGGGGATGTGCCGGTATCGGGTGCCACGGTGATCGCCACGCCGTCGGGGGACAGGCGCCGCTCCCGCACCTTGACCGAGTTCATCAGCCCGCCGGTGAGGCGCAGGTCCACCCGCTGATCTTCGCCCATGGTGGCAAGGGCCTCGCGGTAGCGCGGCTGATAGGGCGAAAACGGGTCACCGTTCATGTCGAGGCCCTGCGCCGTGCGTCGCAGGATGGCACCCGGCACGAAGGCGCTGATCACCTTCGCGGCCTTCTCGGGGTCGAACTTGACCGGAGGTCCGGTGCGCTTGACGGTGATGCCCATCTGTCACCTCCTGATCAGGCCCTCTTGATCGACGACCAACGGCGACCCATCAGGCCGGTAAATCTTGATCCCCTCGGCGATCGCCGTCTCCACCGTCGTCGGCGCCCACGAATGCCGGCAGTTGTAGCCCCCGCAGTAGTCGTCGGCCGGCAGGCCCTGCCCGTTGTCGAGGCGCGACGGGTCCGTCACGGCCTTGCCCACCCATGCGCTGCAAAACGGCCGGTTTTTCGCGTCGCGAGGCCCGACGTAGACATAGACGAGGTCAAGATCCCCATCGACCTCACGGGCTGCCGACACCACCGCACGACGGCCCGCCGCCATGATCGCCGCGTCGACGGCTGCCTTGGCGCGTGTGTAGGACGTGCGCATCCGCTCGCGCACGGCCTCGACGACGTCGGCGAGCGACCCACCCGAGGCGATGCCACGCGCGACGGCCTCCCGCATTTCAGGCACCGCAGCACGGAAGACCGCGACCACCTCGCCAACCTGCCCGTTCACGATGCTGTCGAGCTCGCTGCGCGCGTCGAGGGGCAGCGTAGACGGTGGGGCGCCGAGGACCGCGCCGACAGCCTCGATCGCCCGCTGGCCGGCGACGCCGGCGAGGCGCTCGCCCTCGTCCTCGAGGCGCCTACGCACCTGGGACAGCACGGCGGCGCTCGTCTGGGCCTGACGCCGGACGAGGGAGTCCTCCCCCGGCAGCGTGTCGAGGGACAGCAGGATGCGCAGCAGGTCGCGCTCGAGGGCCTGCTCCAACCGCCGCAAGTCCTCGACGGCAGCGTCAGCGACGACCCCGGCAGCGTCGGCGCCACTCATTCTTCGTCATCCCTTGCCGTCGCCGTCGTCTCCCTCGGCGACGTGAACGGCGACCCCGCCAACGCGCCGGGCAGGCTCACACGCGGGGCCATGGATGCGCGGGCCTCCTCGATGTACGCCAGCGCCTCCGCCCGGTCGGCGGACAGGCCCAGCATGACGCGCGCGTCGGCGTCGTCGATGACGCCAGCCGCCTTGAGGTCCAGCACGCGCTGCGTCTTGGCGGCGTCGTCCTCGTAGGTCTTCGACGTGCCAAGAGTCACCGTCGGGGTCGCGCCGTCGAACGAGGCGGGCGCCGTGGGGCTAAACCGCTCGAGGAGGTCGACGACGATCGGCAAGAGGTCCTGCTCTTCAAAGCGCTTGAAGATGGGCCGCATTTCGGCGATGCGCTGATCGTGGGGCGCGTTGGCGATGATGCGGGACACACCGCTCTGTGCCTCGCCGGGCTCGACGGCGTAGGCATCCGGGCTGTTGCCGCGTGAGACACCCAACTCCTGCAGGTCACGCGTGGCGCTGGCCTCGATCGCGTCATGGTCGGCGCCGGGGACGAGGTATTGCAGCGACTCGCCGGCACCGATCTGGATCATGGCATCGGGGCCCACGACGAGCTCCGACGTCTCCCGCGTGATCCCGCTGTAGACCCCCTGCGCATGCGCCTGCATGTCGATGACGTGCTGCCGGTTGGAGCGCGCCACGTTGAGGTGGTCAACGTTGCCGGCGACGTCGCGATCGGGCTCGGGCCACAGCCCACCCGTCGGTGACTCGGCGCGCAGAAGGGCGCCGGGAAAGCGGCCCTCGTACACCTCCGATGGGGTGCTGATCTCACCGTCCTCGCTCAAGCGCCGATGCGACCACGCCGTGAACGACAGCAGGTTGCCCATCGCGTCCTCGGTGAACCCACGCGACCACACCCACCAGACGTCAGCGGCCGACGACGTGTGCTCACGGGCCTGCCGGATGGCCACGAACCACACCGCGCCGGGGTCGTCGGGGGCGCTCGGATGGTTGATCGTGACGACGTCGTGGGGCCAATAGAGGTGGCAGACCACCTTGCCCACGTCGTCCGACGTGATCCGACGGTAGCCCAGAAGGAAAAACACCGACCGTGCGCCGGTATGGATGCGCCGCTCCGCCTCGGGCATGACGACGTCGGCACCCATCTGGTCAAGGGCCTCGGCGAAGGCCACCGCGCGCTCGTCGTCCTCGTCGATGGGCTCGCCCTCGTCGTCGACGAGCTGCCGCTGGGCCGGCACGGTGTAGACGCCAGCGTCCTGCCGGGCGAAGAACCGGAGCCAGTTGACGGGGTCGACGGGCATCTTCTCGCCGGTCTTCGGGTACGCCTTGCGCAAGGCGGCCCGCACCAGTCCGGCCTGGTCGCCCGCGTAGCGCACCGCCAGACCCTTGACGACGCCGTCAAAGTCGGGCGCTCGCTGGCGTCGTCCGGCCTCGAGAAGATCCCTCAGTTGCTCGGGCTCCCACGCACCCGCGTCCTTGCGGATCTGGGCAATCACGGCATCGGACGCGGCATTGACGTTCAGCATGGGCGCATCCTAGCACGGTGATCGGGCTATGTAAGCGGGGTCAGGCAACCCGGCCCCATTCGTCCGTTGCGGGTGTCTCATCCCTCGGGTCCAGCCCCTTGCGGTGGACCGGCCATTGCCAGTGGCACAGATAGCCGAGGGCGTCGAGGACGTGATCGTCACCACCTGCCTTGTCGGGCTGGCCGTGCTTGTCGAGGGCCTGCGTCTCAAGCCCACGCGCCAACGAGACGCACGCCGGGTCGATGGTCACCCGCCTGTCCCGCAACAGCACGTTGACCGTGTTGACGCGGTCCATGACCGGAGGGTTGGCCTTGCCGTGAACGGGCCGGAAGCCCGCTTGCAGCAGCAGGTGGACGTCCGACATCGTCGAGGTGGAGTCCCGCGCCTTGCCGCTGGCGTCGATGTAGGCGGCGGGTTTCATCCGGTAGACGTCCTCACGGGTGTACGGGCGCCCCCTGGTGCGGGTCATGTAGGCCGCGATCCACCGCGCCGTGCGTTCCGCGTGCTCGTCGGTGGTTGTGCCGCCCTCTTTGACCACCTCGCCGACGATGTGAGCCCGTCGCGTGTCGTCGTCGATCTCGGCGACAATCCACGCCATGTGGCCCACGTTGAAGTCGCACCCGATCGCAATGCGCCCCCGACCGGGCTTGACCGCCCATGGCTCCGCACAATGCCAGTCGCGTCGGAAGCGCTGGTAGACGCGCCCTCCGACGACGTAGTAGCGCCCCAGCCAGATGTGCTCAAACTTCTCGGGGTCGTTGGCCTTGTCGAAAGCCATTTCAGCCGCGAGGACGTCGGGAAACCACGGATTGTCGGTGTAGTTCACCTCGACGACGACGCTGTCCGGTGGGCGCTTGCCAGTGCGCAAGAGCACGTCGACGGGGTCTTGCGGGTTGGTAGGGTTCCAGGTGAACCACAGTTCGCTGCCGGGCTTGCGGATCGTCGGTCGCAAGAGGTCTAGCGACCGCTGGGACAGGCTCTGTGCCTCCTCAACCCACGCCCGGTCGTAGCCCTCGAGGGACTTGATGGAATCCGCCGTGTGGTTCTGCATGCCGGCAAAAATGATCTTCCCCGTGCCCTTGCGGTTGCGGATCTCCGTCTCCAACACGTCGAAGAGATGCCCGACGCCGAGGGCCTCGATCTTGAGCTCGATCAGCCGCTTCACCGACTGGCTCAGGCTCTTCTGGATCTCGCGTACGCACACGCTGGACGTGTTGGGGTCCATGATGTGGGCCTCGACGAGCATTTCGGCGAACAGATGCGACTTGCCCGATCCTCGCCCACCGTGCGCGCCCTTGTAGCGTGCCGGGGCGAAGAGCGGGAGCGCCCACCGTGGGGTTGGGATCTCAAGTGCTGTCGACGGCATCGGTGGTCACCTGGGACGTCGCCTGCACGACGATGCGCCGGATCTCTCCTACGCCGACCTCGCCGTTGAGCTCGACCACGTCGGTGACCTTGCCATAGACCCGATCGATCACCGTCTTGGCTGCATCGGCGCGCACCCTGTCGGAGCAAGCCATGGCCAGCTCCTTTGCCGCTGGCGGGTCATCGTCGGAGCAACGGCCAGTCGCCGCAGCGACGAGGACGCGTAGGGCGTCGGGGCCTCTTGACCGAAACCAGTCGGGCAGACGAGGACGACCCGGCGACAAACCTTTGTGCCCCGGCTGAAACTTTCCGTCTGGCGTCCGCTCGCCATTTGGCGACGATTTATCTGGCACGATTTTTATTCTGCCACACGGCGCCGCAAAGAAAAAGCCCCCTCACAACACCACGTCGGAGGGGGCTACGCCACACGTCAGAGCGCAGGGGCGGTCTAGCCGTCACCGGCCCCCCGCACCGCTCGCACCAATTCATGTGGCCTCCGTGTCAACGGGCGCCACGTCGGGCAGGAGCTCGAGACAGGAGGGGTCGATCCACTCGTGGCAATCGCCGAAAACGGCTCCGACATCAGCGTCTCCATTGCAGAAACCAAGCACCACGCCAACCCTTCCAACCTTCGCCCACCAGTTAGCGTCCCACCTCTGGCTCGGGGTAAACGAGTTGAACGGCTGCCGCGCAATCCGCACGCGGTCGCCGACATTGGGGGTCCACTTGGACGGCGCACCCTCCAGCACCGCCAGCCGCTCCCGCAGCCCCGCATTGATGGCCCGCAGCGACTCCACCTCCTGATGCAACTGGTCCAACGCAAACGCGTGTTCGTTCGCCAACCGCTCCGCCTCACGGGCGAGGGCGTCGATCGCGGCTGTGGCGCGGTTGTGGGCGTTCTGGAGGGGGTCAGGCATCGGTGGGCTCCTTGAAGGTGAACGCGAACGGCGTACCGGGCTGCCACGACTGGGCGTAGCCGATCAGGCGCGCCACTTCGTCGGCTGGGATGTGGCCGATCACCTCATCGCCGCCCCAGTCGTGCCACTCGCCGGACTCGAACCACACCGCGATCTCGGCGTCGTCGCACTCCATGCTGCGGCGCGTCGGGCTGTGCTCCAACTTGATCTGCTCGTCGATGGTGATCGAGCGGTTCGCGCAGTAGTTCCCGGCGCCGAACTGCACCGACACCGTGATGCCGTTGGCGCAGACGATCTGGAAGCCGCGCCCGTCGGTGATCCTCAGGTTCTTGTGGTTCATGTCTCTCTCCAATGGACTAAATTTAACCGCGCCAAGACTAGTTAGTCCGTGCGGCCGCGTTTGTTTTCAAGGGCTTACGGTCACGAACAAGACTAAGCCGCGCGGTTATCCGGCGCGGTTAGTCAAGTCAGCCAACGACGTCGGACATCGCGCCGTTCTCGTAGACGACGGCGAAGTAGCGCTTCGTGCCATTCGGGCGGCGCAGG